TTGTGCTCCTCTGAGAGTTTTTGCTTACAGAGAGTGCATTCTTTGTTCTTTTGGTAATAAGTAATCTCTTTATTTAATTTACCAATTTGTTCATTCAAATGGGAGACTTGATATAAAACTTTATTCATTTCATCTTCATCTCCACTACTAGTTTCAGTAGAAAGATTGTCAATTGCTTGAGATAGTTTTTCAATATCTTTTTGCAAATCTAAAATAGTATTTTGGTTTGTCTCTATTTCTACTAAAATCTTATCCTTTGATTCCTTGCTCTTTTCTTGAAGAACCTTAATATGATTCTTCTGTGCTTTGGCTCGCTCCATTAGGATAGCAAGACGGTGTTCGATATCTTTAATTCCATCTTTTGCAGTAGATACCTTTGCTTTAAGCAGAGTATTCATTACAGAAAATACATCAATATCCAAAAGATATTCTACAATTGATCTTCTCTCTGCTGCGGCCAAACGCATAAACGGAACATAGTTTGTGCTGCCAAGAATTACAACCTGACAAAAAGATTTATGATTCATCTTAAGAATCTGCTCTTCCAGCATTTTCTGATAATCTTTGGACTTTGAATCTTGATTTAAAAGATTTCCATCCTTATAAATTTCAAAAATCTTTGGAGCTAAACCACGAATAATTTTATATTCTGAACTTCCAATAGTAAATTCAATTTCCACCCTACAATCTTTTTGATTGATGCTATTCGCTAATTGTGGGATATTGATATTACGATATGGTTTACCAAATAATACAAAAGAAATGGCATCAAGAAAGGTAGTCTTTCCTGCACCATTTTCTCCACTAATAAGTGTAGATTTGTTTTTTGTAAGATTTAATTCTGTGAAATTATTTCCCGTGGAAAGGAAATTCTTCCAACGTATCTTAGTAAATGTAATCATAATTTAATGTTTGCGTTTTGAGCCAGCAATACCTTTTCTTCTACGTAAAGAAATTCTTCTTTTTCTTAATGCACGGCCTCTTTTGCTTTTTGATTTTCTGGCCGCACGGCGGGCCCGACGGCGCATTTTTGATAATTCTGAACTTTTCCTTCGAACACACCGTCTCTGTATTTTCTTTTCACCGGGTTTGCATCTGAATATTACTTTTCTTTTACCGTTCCTGACTACTATTTTTCTTTGCACCGATCCTTCATCTAATAAAACTTCTAAATTAGAATCTAAAAATTCTTCAAACAATTCATCGCAAGAATCATATACTAAAAAATTAGTAGATAAAAGATCAAAATCAAAATAATTTTCTTCTAGGAACAGTTCCACCATTCCTTTTTCTTCTTCAGTATCTACTGTTATTATATTTTCTTCTATAGTAATCATTGTATAGTATTTATGCTGCTAACGCCTTCGGTATACCAAGATGGTATATTTCCTGTTTTCCATTTTGCAAATCTAGACTTTTCATGAATATAATAATCACGATAGGCTCTAACTGCATCAGAGTTTTTATATTGTTCTGGCATTGCTTGAGCAAATGCTGGCATCTTGGTACTTGAAATATTTTTTGGAGAATGAATCAAACTATATTGAATCATGTTATCATAAGAATGTATTTTATTATAACGAGCTTGATAGACTTTTAACATTTCGTGGGTATGCTCCCACAACCAATAATACGATTCCTTGCTCGAACGAGTCCATATAGTGCATGGGTGATTTATCATAGTACAACGCAAAAAAGTAAATCCTGGTTTATTTACTTCCCATGTCTTAAACTTTTTTCCGTTTTTTGTAGTTCTAGTAATCTCGTTACCATCCAAAACGTGATGCGCGGTAGACATAAGTTGACAAGACTCCAAAATCATTTTAACCACATGCTTATCACACATCATATGAGCAGCAGTTCTGGGATTGTTGTCTAATACAAAAATATTCATATTTCTTGAGAAGAAAGACTTTCAATATAAAGTTCATGAATAATCTTCTTAAGTTTTTCTTTATTCTGAACTTCTTGCATTCCATCAATTTCATTATTGATGATGGATACCGTATCCAACGATGCATCAACTTTATCAACCGACAGTATATCATTGTTCTGTTCTTCTGCAACAGTTAGATTTGCAACTTGTGCGCCATACAAACTATCCATAAACCTATCAAAAATATATGGTTTTGTTTTTGTCTCTACTATAATTTTTACAAACTTATTTCTATATTCGGTAAAATCTATTTGCATAGGATCTTCTTCTTTATCGTTATACCGAATTACATAAAACATTTTGTTTTTGTTTGGTACAAATTCCATAACTCTGGTATCTGTATCAAATACATGAAATCCTTTACGCTCATTAACATCACCAAATGTTATTTGATATGGTGTGCCCAAATAGGAGATGTTTTTGTCAGTTTGTTTACAATGAAAGTGTCCGGAGTAAACATGTTCAAATTTAGAAAATAAGGATGGATCAGTCCCCTCTTCGTGCTTGACTCCACGTAAAACTTGATACCCAACAAACTCAAAATGACCAAGAACAAAATCAGCAGAAGTGTTTTTAATAAACTGCAAACTTTGGTCACTATTTGCTTTATTTAACCACGGAACAAATACAAAATCAACTCCACTGAAATTTACCTTTGCTGGTAAAAAATCGTATATCTTGAAATCTCCGTCAAACAATTCTCGTAGAGAGTTAACATCATTAGTATTTCTAAAATAAGTATCGTGATTACCCGCAATACAATGCATTTCATATTTGCCATTTTTTAATTTGTCTATAAACCTCTTACGAACTTGATTTAAAGTATGAAAGTTAACAAACTTTCGCCTATCCATCAAATCACCCAAATGAATGATGGTTTTAATATTATGTTCTTCCAAGTATGGGAAAAATTGATTTTCAAAAAAGTCTAAAAAATGATCCAAAAATAATGGTGCATCATTTCTTGCTCCAAAGTGGGTGTCTGCCAAAAACGCGATTTTCATTATTCCATTATTCCTTTGCGCTTTTTCTTCTTCTTTTTAATCTTTGGTTTTTCTTCTTCTATATTTTTAAAATAGTTTTCTTCTTCTTCGCTTATTCCCATATGTTTTAAATACTCTGATAAATCACCTTTAGTATCTAATGATTTTAGATATTTGTACTTTATGAGATTTTGTTTCTTTTCTTTTTGTATTCTACGAAGAAATGCATAATAAATTATTTGTGTAAAATATGAAAAAGGATTATTAGATTTTGTAGGATCAAAGTTTGAACAATACATTAAGCAATTTTCTACACCATCTCCAATCATATCATCTTTAAATGGATAATTCATAAAGTTTGGTTTCTTTGCCAAATTCTCTGCAATTTCCATAAAACACTGTCCAATATATGGAGTAACAGGGGGAATAGGATCTCCCACTTCTTTGGATTCGTTTACTTTTTCTTTCCATTCAACCATCTCATCAAAAAACATTTTATTGTTAATGTAGTGAGATTTCTTTTCTATTTCTTTTACAATTTCTTCGGGTAATGGTTCTTCTATATTATCTACCCGTTTCTTTTTATTTTTCTTTTTCATAATATACTCCACTGCTTGATGCTGTAATGATACATCAAAGCAAAATCAAATCAAGATATTTCTGAAAGTTTTGCCTTGACAGGTTGTGCAAACCCCATATAATTCTCTGTGCCGGTGGATACCGGGCCGTTCAATATATTACTTGATGTAATCGTTTGGATCGGGGGACCAATCGTCTGGGTGATTACCAAAAACATCAGAAGATGAATCATTTTCCGAAATATCTTCATCAATTTCTTCAATTGAATCATCGTCGAATTCTGGTCCCATTAATTCAATACCATTTTGTTCTAAAAATTCTATTAATTGTTTTGCAACATCTATAGGAAGATTTAGGTTGAAATTAGCCATTCCGGGTGGAACTTTTTGTCTAAATGGATTAGGCATTCCGGGAAGAGGTGGAAGTCCAGGAAAAGGTATTTGAGGGGGATTTTGTTTTGGTAATGTCTCGTCTTCTTTTTTGAGTTGTTTGTAAATTTCTGGCATATCTTGCTTGAATTTTTCAACTTCATAGCAGTTTAAAATCTTTGCATCTGGTTTCCAAGATGCGGCAATTAAATCTGTTGATATAGTAATATCATTTTCAATTGAAAAATCTGCCCAATTTCTCATCATTAAAACGTCCGATGTATTTGAAGTCATTGGATCTACAACAGTAACCAATTTAAATATCATTGGTCTATGCAATGATACCGTTTTTTCATCTGTGGAATTAATTTCTGAAATAATGGTATCACCATTTTTCAATTTTAATATTTTGTACTCTAATTCCATCTTTACTCCTTTATTGGAATATTTATTTTACGGTAATCAAACTTTTCGTGTTCGTATATTTTTAGTCTTTCTAGGAAATGTCTTAAAGTATGGTTTTGATACGACTTCCAAGATAAGTCATCTGCTATGTCATATAATTTTGCTTTGTCTTTAAATTCTGACTTTCTTAGTTGTCTACCAATACTTTGCAGTACTCTAATTCTACTTTTAGAAGGAGATGAGAATACTATATTATGTAGTCGTCTTATTGATATACCAGTACTGAAAGTACCATATGAAGCAACTATAATAGCGTTTTCTTCTTTTTCTACGATCTTACGGATAGTTTCTCTATCTCCTGCTTCAGTTCCTCCGTAAACAAAGAAAACTTTCTTTTTACCAGCCTTAGATAAAATTTGATGTAATATTTTGCCATGTTTTTCCACAAATTGAAAAAGGATTAAGGTATTACCCTTTAATGATTCTGCTAAATTGCATATAAAGTCATTACGTTTTTCATTTTGTACTAACCAATCAATCTCTTCAGCATACTTAAGTTTTTTACAACTTTGTCTAATATCTGGTGGATACCCAAGAACAATACAATCAATGTTTAATTTTGAAAGTAGATCTTTATCCATCAATTCTTTTGTACTTGTTACTTTATGTACTCTTCCAAATAAACCTTCAATTACAAGTTTGTGAGTAAAAGTACCATCAAGAGTGCCTGTTGTACCTATACGATATGGACAACTAGTAAGTTTAGTCATAATAGATGTTAATGATTTTGATTTAAACAAATGGCATTCATCACCTATAACAACCTCAAAGTCTTTAAAATAAGAAGCGGGCATTTTATGAATACTTTGCCAAGTAGAAATAACTACTTGTTTATCTGTTTGTTTTTCTTCTCCACCGTGTATTTTATGACAATACTTTCTGAGTTTCCAAGCAGAAGATTTTGAATATTCAAAAAAATCTGAATACATTTGAGTTACTAATGAAATTGTGGGAACAATAATTAGTATTTTCTTTTCAGAGTTTATTTTGTCAAGATAGTAACGAACAAGAGTGTAAATAATTAAACTCTTACCCGAACCCGTAGGAGAAAGCAAAAGACATCTATCATGATTAATTGCATGACAGATGCCTTCAACTTGGTGATCGTGCAACTCAAAAGGTATTTGCAATAATTTTGCAAATGCAATTACTTCTTGTGGAGTAATAGTATTTTTTCTCTGAGTTTCCTGTCTTGTAATGCTATACGATCTATCCTTCGCAAATTGTATGACATAATCTTCCAAACCTGCGTAGATTTCTTGTTTATAGATGTTGTATAGTTTGATCTGTCCATCCCACATTTTATTCCTAAACGCAGGCATGAATTTATGACCAGGTACTTTGAATGTGAAAAAATCGGAAAGTTCTTTAGCATACCCTTTATCACACTTTACCTTAATATAAACAGAATCAATTGGTTCAATTATTAAATCACTCATATCCTATTATTTAGGACATTTATGAATCTCCATTTATGAACTTGCGCCAAGTAATGGCATCGCGGATATGATATTGGCGATTTGTAATCATTTTAATAATTGACTCTAAGTAATTTACTTTTTCTTCTTGCACAAATACTTTATCTCTTCTTTGATTTAAATCTACATCAGATTCCATATACAATTCAATATCTTGTTTTAAGATACGGAGTTGGAACGGTTCCCATTCCAATTCTTTCAACTGTTCTTCTGGCATCTTACCAGTGTAGTATTCCCATTTAAGTTTTGTTAATTCAGAAAGTTCATTTTTCCATTTACGAAGAATAAGTTTTTCATCATATAACAAATTAAGATACTTGCCATGTAACTGTGGAATTCTTAAAGACTCAACATCAAGTTCATCATCTTTAAACTTTAAATCAATCTCAACCATTTTTTTAATATCATCAAATAGCATAGTTTCTCCTAGTAGGAGTATACACCAACACTCAAACAAATCAATTTAATAATTTCTTTTTAGTGTTTCGATTGTAAATCCAGTATATCCAAATGTCACAGACGCTATTGCCGGATTTATATCACTAATAGAACTATCTAAATTTAAACCAGATATTGATAAAGGAAAGCAATTTCTATATGTAAAATTTAAAACGCCATTTGATTTACTATTCATTACAATAATAGAAATGTCAGAATATCTATCTGGTTCTTTTTTAATTTGATTATTAAAAGTGTCGATTGGTGCTAAAGTTTTTAACCAATTATATAATTCTAACCAATTAGACATATCTTCATTTACGATAAAATTTACCGTCAAATCGTCGTGGTTAACTTTGCCCGGAGTTCTTTTAATATCTGTTGCAAATGGACTTGGTTGACTTGTTGGAGAAGATTGTATGCCTGGCAAATTTAATGCTTGACAAAAATAAACTAAATGTGGAGTTCTATGCAGCACCATTTTATATTCATTCAACTGCATTGGGTTAATAGATTTTGGTTGTCGTTCTATTGCGTTTATTAAAAAATTAGACATATAAACTCCTACAAGTATCTATAAAACGAATAAGGGGTTCCTTTCGGAACCCCCTATCGAAGTGTTAATTATTCCCTACTATTAGGCTGCACCACCGTATGAAGCGTCGTTGCCGTGGAGTTGATCAACGCGGAAGATGCGATAGTATTGATTGCGTCTACGTGTCAATGTTTCAGCGTCTGGGAGGTTGCTTCCATTGAGAACGTATGGGTTACTTACCATACCATAACGGGTCTTGAAACCAATCTTTGGTTGGAAGGAACCAGTATCAACGGCTCTTACCATTTGCAATGGAACGTATGGGCAGTAGAAGAGGCCGGCGTCATATGGACTTGTTCCCTTGTATCCTACGCATACGAAATTGATTGGTGAGAAGGTTTCTGTGTGGGTTGGCATTGAATATGGATCAATATAAACCTTGATACGTCCACCGTGAAGTGTACCAGCGAAGGTGTTACCATTAACGTCTGTGTTAAGAGCACCACTGAATGCTGGAGAGAAGTCAAGCAAGCCACTCATACTGAGTGCAGCAGCAACGTCTGGACTTGTGATAACAAAGTTACCCTTGCCACGACGTGTTTCAGCACCGACTACGTTGCACTCACGCTCGATTTGGAAGGTCAATCCACGGAACTTTTCAGCACTCCAACGACCATCGGAGTCGAGTTCAAGATCGTATACGCCACCACCAGCGTTACCATTCAAACCCTTAGTCGCTTGCTTACCATTCAAGTCGGCTTGTTGGCAACCCAACTTGGCGACATCATAGATTTGACGAACCAACTCGCGGTTGATTTCAAACATGATTTC